CGGTCGGCCCATTGTAATTTCCTCCCAACTCGAGGATCAGACGGGGGTGCGCCTCGGAAACCGAAGTCACCTTCCAGCGCACCCCCTTCCACTCCGCGTATCGGATGGCAGAAATATGATCGTTCGCGTACGTGTCCGACATGATCGAGAGCTGAGTCGAAGTGGTCAGATCGTCGTTGACTTTCTCACCCTGTTGCACTCGACGGTAGTTGCGAGTGACATCACCGTAGTATTCCCTTTCGGTGATGACCAACTTCCACACGTCATTGCCCTGATCAACGTTCTCTCCGTACCCGACCTTCCCAAAATATCGTGCCATCCCGTTCTCCTTACGGGCGCGTGAACGACCAGTCCGCGTCGAAGTTGTGCTGGAAGTAGTAGGTCGCGTTCGGAACGGCCTTGACGTTCAGCGTCTCGCCCGACGCGAGCGCGGTCTGCGCTCCGGCCGAGAGGGTCGCGTCCGTCGTCTGGTTCTTGTAGGTCACGCCGGTGACGGTCGGGATCGTGACGACGCCGGTGCCCGAGTTGAAGGTCGGGACGGTCGGTGTGGCCAGCGTGCCGGCACCACGGAGGATGACCTGCGCCCGCTTCGGCGAGAGGAGCGCGCCGGAGAGACGCGTTTCGATCAGGTACTTGTACTGGTTGTAGTCCAGATCGAAGTCGTCGAACGTCGTGATCTCGCCGCCGCGGGTCGCACCGACGGCGTAGTCCGAAGGGTTCACGATGATCATCAGGACTTCGGCGCCGTCGCGCTCCACGCCCTCGAGGATGTCGACCTCGATGATCTCCTGGACACCCAGTGCGGCGATGAGGTCCGCCTTGGTGGGGTAGAGTCGACGCTTGAGGCTGTCCTTCGCCAGCAGCATGTCGACCATGACCGCGTAGGTCATGTAGGCGTTCGGCGCGGTACCCTTGTAGTCGCCGCGGGCACGCATGACGGCCTCGACCAGCGCGTCGGAGTCGACGTTCGCCGGCACCGTGACGACGTCCGTGTAGAACGGGTCGTCGAACGCGATGGGGCGGATGTTGGTCTCGCTGATCTTGTCCGGGTCGTCGATCTCGCGGCCGTCACTGACGAGGATCGCACGGGCGATTTCCTCGCGCAGCATGAAGCGCATCTCGACCCAGAGCCACGCCACCACGTCGAACTCGGTGATGTCGATGATGTCGTCGCGGTCGAGCTTCTGCTTCTTGTAGACGGTCTTCGGGGTGGTTTCCCGCTGGGCGATCGTGAAGAACTGCTCCTTCTTCAGTTCGCCCTTGATGTAGCCCTTGGCCCGCGCCTCGGGGTGCGTCAGGTCCGCGGTCATCGACTTGATGCGGGAGAACGGGAGCTTCCGAGTGCCGTTCAGGAGGCCCTCGACCCACGCCATCTTCCGAGTGATCCACTCGGGCTTGTTGTCGATGGTCTGGGCGTCCGGGAACAGGACCTCGATGTTGGTGATCCCGTAGTCCTCCGCGTGCGCGAGGACCGCCTTCTTGAAGGAACCGAGCTCTTTCGCGTCGGCGAAGATGGTCTTCATCTGGTCGTGGGACAGGTGACCGCCGGTGCGCACACCGTCGTCGGAGTCCTTCTTCTGCTGTTCGAAGACGTTGCGCGTCATCGTGCCGTTCTCCTTGTGCTCGAGGGACTTGTCCGCGTCCCCGCCGTCGTTCTTGTTTTCGTCCTCGTCGGACGTGCCCTCGTCGTCCTTGTCGGTGTCCGAGTGCGACGCGCTCTTGTCTTCCAGGGCCTGCTGGACCATGAAGTAGAGAGCTTCCTTCTGGTCGTCGTCCATCGTGTCGATGACGTCCTGGAAGGACTTGTGTTCCAGCATCGTGTCGCCGTGCTGGAGTTCCAGACCCATCGTGATGACGGCCTCGTCGTCCAGCGTCTCGACGTTTCCGTCGGTGTGTGCGATGCGGACGTAGTCGATCTTGGCTCCGGGATTCGCACCCTTGAGCACCAAGCTGACTTCGCACATCTGGCCGTGGAGAACTTCCTTCTTGCTGTTCTCCTTCAGCTGGTTGGCGTAGATGGACAGGAACGTGATGTCCCCGTGCTCGACCAGCTGCTTGGTGGCCTTGGCGTCCGGCGTCTCGTTGAAGAAGCTGTGCGCGTAGATGCCGTCGTTCTCACGGTGTTCGAGAAGCGCGTGGCCGAGGATGTTCGTCGGCGAGTCGTGCCCGTGCTGCCACACGAGCGGGATGGTCTGCCCGTCCATGTGCTTGAATGCTTCGGACGTGATCGTTCGCCCGTCCGAGCACTTGAGACCGACCTTGGTCGCGTAACCGCCGAAATCGGGCTCGATCACGGTCTTCGTCACGGTCGTCTCCTTTCATGTTCAGAGCGAGTTCACGCTCACGGCTTTATCTGGGGTGGTGGCACCCGAGTCGAAGGTACCTTGATCGTCGGGGGTTGGTTTCCGAGATCCTTCTCGGGCATGTTGCTGTTGCGAAGCTGATCGGCCTTCGCTTGCTGAGACGGGGCGTAACCGATACCCTGTCGAATTTCGTTCGATGTCAAGATCTCGTTGCGCGTGAACTTGTCAGCGATTTCCGCCAGCTGATCCACCGGGATGTTCGCAAATGGATCACGGAAGAAAAGAATACTCTGCTTCTGGCTACGGGCCGTCTTCGTCAAGAAGCCAATGCGCATAGCTTCGACAACGGCCTGCACGATCGGTTTGATGGTTCGGTTGTGATAGTTCTGCATGACCTTCGAGTCCGCAGTCCCATCCATGATTTCTTTCGTGATGCCCAGCTGGCTGTACAGGAGGTCGGTGAGGTATTCCACTTGCTTAAGCAAGTTGTTCTCGGACGGCCTGTTCAGCTGCGTGATCTTCTCGGTTCCGTCGACATAGGCGATGCCATACTGGCTACCCTTCAACTGGAACTCGATATCCTTGCGGCGTTGATCAGCTTGCTGTCGTTTCGCATCCGATTTGATCACGTAAGGAAGCTGAATGATCATGTCCAGCTTGCCGGAGCTCGATTGCTCGTCCACGGCGTCCAGAAGGTTCAGCTTCCGGATCAATCGTTGAAGAGTCGAGTTCCTTTCGTTCATCACCGTGTAAAGAGGATTCTCGACGATGGCCGTGTTCCTCTTCAGGACGGTTATTTCTTCGCGCTTGCCGGTTTGCTCGTTGTAGAGAGAAACCTTGACCGTGTCGGTATTCCACTTGACAATTCGCCCAACACGAAGGGAGAAAATATCGAAGTTACCCGTCTCGTTCGGGTTAGCCGACGTGTCTACAGCGACAACCGCAATCGTGCCTTCATCGAACATGGTCAACGCCATGTCCTGACGAAAATGTCGCGGTCCCTGATCGAGATTTGGCTGAGTCATCAGACAGTCGTTCAGGCTACTCCGGATCATCTCCATGAAACGATCTTTTTCGTCCAAACGAACGTGCATGATCTGCAATTCAGCCACGTCGACAGCGATTCGGTTGTAAATCGCCGCGATGATCGAGCGTTCGTTAGCGACCCTGAGGCGAGTTCGATCCGGCCGGGTTCCATACGATATCTCCGACATCTGGAACGGGTCGCTGAGGTCGAGATTCACGAACGCGTTCCAGCCGTGCTTCAACCCACTGATCAACCGGTCCTTGAAAGCCATCCTCTACCTCCTCTCGTCACTCGAACGCCTCCTTGTTGGCCTTGAAAGCAACGTATGCGTCCATCAGGGCCGCCACGTTATCAATCTTTTCTTCGGTCCTCTTCTTGAGGAGCTTGCGGTTGCCGTTGGTGTCTTCGAGAGTGATGGCATTACCCATTGTGAAGCTCATGAGATCTTCATCAAATATGAGCATCCGCTCTTCGGCAAGCTTCTTCAACTCGCCAAGAGGTACCGATTCTGTACGAGCTCCCTGTGGGACTTTCTCGATCCCAAACGGTCCGTTCTCCGTTTCCCATCGTGCCACGAATTCTTTGGCGTTGTAGGGGTCGAACCCAAAGGCTCGAACGTCGTAACGGAACTCCGAAATATGAGCATCGAGATCGTCATAGACTTCCATCATGTCGAGAACAGTTCCCTCCATCACGTGGAGGCTGTTCTCTCGTCTGAAGTCGTCGTACTTTTGGCGCAATGCACCCGGAAGCTTCATCAGCGTCAGTGAAGAAATGTAGCTACGCGTTTTGATCCCGTATCTCCCACGGGAAAGCGGGAATAGGAATGAGAATGCGCAGAAGTCGTCACCCTGCGAAAGGTCCGCGCCAAGAGCGCAAGGCATCTCCCAGAAATCGACGCGGTTGTGGGTGATCGTTTCTTCGTAGGTGAAGAAGTAAGTGTATCCCTCCATGGGAATACCAAACCGCTTCGCCAAAATATCGTTCCGGGCGGCAGGAGCTTTCTCGGCTCGGTCGACGTCTAGTTGGTACGTGTCGTACGTGACCGTCTTACCGATGTTCGGCTGGGCTTTCACCCACATCGCCGGATCGGAAACTTCCTCGAGAGAGTCCAGCTTGTAGTGCCAGATCGATGTATCGGGGCGAAGGTAATCGCCCTTCAAAATCTCAGCCAGCTCCATTTTAATCGTGTCGCCAGAACCGTTGCGAACGGTACCCTCAGAGCTGATGGCGACGATCAACCAGTCGTCAAGCTTAGAGGCGCCCTGTTCGATAGCACCGACGACATCTTCACGAAGGTCACCAGACAACCATTCGTCGATGGTTGCGATCTTGGGACGAAGCCCCTGCAGCTTTGCGATCGACATCGGTCGGACCTCGAGAATGCTTCCCGTAAGGAAGTTCTCGATGCCCTTCTTTGTCGCCGCGAGTTTCTGCCGGAGGAAACGGTTCCCGGTCGTGTTCTGCATCGACCCGAAGGTCAAGAATTTGAACAGCGGACCTTTCGATCGAGTGATGGCCGTACGGAACGGCGACATCACTTCTTCAGCTTGCTTCATTGTTGGAGCTGTTGTGATTTGATGCGTCGTGGTTGTGTCGATAGTCAAGAAATATGACTGAATGCAGTTCGCGTACATCGACTTCGCTGCACCACGAGCCACGATGAGAAATTGCTTTTTGATCAGGCGAACTTTGAGCGTCTTGGTGACGTAGTGACCACCCTGGGCATCCGGGTTGGGTTCCCAAACCGATCGATTGACGAAGTAATACCAACCAAAGATTTGCTCAGCCCACAACTTGAACGTGGGGAGCAGAACCAGATCGGTGCCGTCCGTCAGGGTGAGCTCGTTTTCACAGTAGAGAACGAAACCTTCGACAGCCCTATCGTCGTAGTAAATATTGGGGTTCGCGATGAGGTCGTCGATGCGGTTCATCTCCGCAGAAATCTCGCGATTCACCGGGATCTCGCCCCGAAGAACTGCATCACGAAATTGCCCGTAGTAAATCGGAGTCGCCGTGTTCGACAACGTCATCGTTCACCTCCTAGTAGTCGAAATCTCCCAGTGAGAAAATCATCTTGTCTTCTCCCCAGCAGATCGCGAGTCGATCGAAGTAGACCGATGCCGGAAGCGTATTGCGACGCTTGGCCCGATAACTCTCGTCGACGTAATCCGTCTGGGGAACCTGATCTGCGAGAGCCGAGCCGGCAGGTCCGATCGAAACGTGCGGAAGGAAATCCTTGAACTCGCTCTGGTTCCATCCCTCCACGACCTGACGGGCCAGGAGAAGTTGAGGGATCGGGTAGAAAATGAGCGCGTCGACTTCTTCGCCTTGGTCGCCCAGTTCCCGAATCTCAGTGACCATGAGACTGAAAGTCCGGACGGCACGAGCCGCGGTGATCGCGTCCTTGCCCATGGCGTTGAATTCGGACTTGTCTCGTCCCTCGATGTCGCCGGCGTAAACCAACGTCATGTGTGGGAAATCCTGCTTGCACCATGGCGCGTTGGCGGGAAGGAAGGCGATCATTGCTGTCGTGTTCACCCAACGCCTCCCGTTGCTGCCTTCTTGATGACCGTGGTCGCAACCTTCTTGGCGACACGGGTCTGAACTTCGCGCTTGCCGACTTCCAGCAGGGTCGAAGAGACCCAGCGTGCTGCAGCAGATTTCTCGTTCACGGAAAGCCGCTTGAAGTCCTGCTCGAGCTGCATCCGACGAATCGCCGTTTGCAAATCAGCATTCGAAACGGTGTGAACGCCGAGTTTCTTGGCCGCCGTCTTGGTCGAAGTCTTCGTTGCGGAGTCGGAAGAAGCGGGATTCCTCTTCTTTCCCCACTTCATGCCCTTGACGCCGTAGTGCGCGAAGAATAATTCAGTGTCGGCTTGTTCCACTTCCTCTCCTTCCATCTCGTAGTGCACCAGTAAGTCTTCGAGAAAGGCCATGTGCTTTGCGTGAAGATCGTGAATGTCGTAGCTCGCCAGCGTGTCTTTGCTGTAGTACGTGTCCATTGCAAGCTTGTAATCTGACTCGGTCAGTTCCAGACTCTTCTTGTTCTTCAAGACGTCTTTCCCCTTGAAGATCAAGACGGGCTTTTCACTACCCATAGCCTTCAAATCGTTGATGTCAAGCAGAGCCGAATATCCCCGCTTAGCAAGCAGCGAGTAATAAGGCTTTTTGTAGTTGTTACCCGGAACGCCGAGCGATGACTGAAACTGCTTGAAGCCTTTGTCCAACATGTACTTCTCGCTGGCTTGCTGGAACTTCTTCTCGTAAGCCTTTGTGCGGTCGATGTGAAACAAGCGATTGACGATGGCTGCCGAGATGCTGATGTCCACTTGAGACGCCGCAAGCGCTTTGGAAATTCCGTCTTTGTCGGTTTCCCAAAGTTTCTTGAAAGCATCGAGCTGAGACTTTTCTCCCGCGACCTTTAGATTGCTCTTCAGATCGAACGAGTTCGAGAAAACTTTCGAAGCACCCTTGAAAGTTTTCAATTGCCACGTGTACGCAGCTCGATAGTTGAGAACGTCTTTCTTGGTGAAGGCAGCGTAGACCTGTCCGTTGGCAGCGCGAGGTTTGTCAGCCGAAATGTTGTAGAGCGGATTCTGCTTTCCGACTACGAAATCTCCACTGGTCTCGTCGGCCTTCCGAACTCCCCACTTCATACCTTTGACACCGTGGTGACTGAGGACGAATTCTTCAGCAGTCAGCATTCGTCAACCACCACCGGCGTCGGAGGGAGTGGATTGATCCACTGCTCGGCCTCCCTTTGGACGTTGATCCTCCATTCGAGCTCCTTGATCTGATCCTGCATGGCCGTGGTGTGGTAACCGGTCTGCGGGGGATCGAAGAGCATTCGAACACGAAGATAGACGTAGGTTTTGATGTTGTTCAGCCGAGGGTCGCTCCCAAGGAAGGTATCCCAGAGAGCTTCCTTGTCCTCGATCATGAAACCGAGGGTCGGACCAATGCCCAACTGGTTCAAGGTGCTGAAAACCGAGTTGATGTGCATGATGATGTCCGGATCGAAGGCTGTGTAGTCTTCGGCGAGTCCCAAAGCCTGTTTGGTGCTCGTGAGGATGCTGTCGTTCACTGGTCACCTCCCTTGAGAGCTACCATTTTGACTGGAGCGGACTACCGGTTCCGGAGCCGCTGGTTGACGACGGCCTGCACCTCGTCGTAGTTCAGGCCGAGCTGCTGCAGGTGGTTCCGACGGACCTGCCCGTTGCCGAAGTCGCCACGAATGACGTGATCGGCTGCGTCGGAGATGCTCATCCGATGCGCCGACGGAGCGCCGTGGATGATCCTCGAGTTGACGATGGCCTGGATCGCGTCGTAGTCGTAGCCGGCGTTTCGGAGTGCGTTCTTCCGAGCATCACCGTTGCCCCAGCCGCCGTTGAGAACTTCCTGGGCGATCTGGTCGTTCGACTTCTGCGGCTGGTTCTGGACACCGCCACCGGCGCGACGGTTGACCTCGGCCTGGACGGCCACCGGGTCGTATCCGGCGTTCCGGAGGTCGATGGCTCGCTGCGGGTTGTTGCCCCACTTGCCGGCGATGACTTCGTCGGCGAGCTGACCGACCGACTTGCCACCGGACGGCTTCGGTGGGGTGACCGGAGAGGAACCGCCGCCCTTGAAGAAGTCGTAGGCCTGCTGGGCCACCTTGATGAAGTCACCGAAGTGGGCGTCCATGTAGGGGCCGGCGCAGGTCGTCGCCTTCCAGTGGTGGTGCGGGACGAGGTTGCTGTTGGTGGGCCGCGTGCCGATCACCTTGGCGAAGATCCAGCCGGCGAGACGAGCCGCGGAGCGCCAGGTGGTCTCGGAGACCGGCCAAGCACCGCTGGTGGCCTCGTTGCACATCTCGATCGAGATGGAGCGTTGGTTGCCTTCTGTATTGCCGCAAGCCCAGGCGTACTCGTTCAGCTCGACGTACTGCGCGACGTTGCCCGCGGCGTCGACGTCGAAGTGGGCCGATGCCGGCCGTGTCTTCCAGACGCTCAGGACACCTTCGTGGGACAGACGTCCACCGTTGTGGTGGACGGTGACCATGTCCTTGCGGTGCTGGGTGTGGGTCACGTGACCCGTGGCGTTCAGACCCGGGATCAGGTTCTTGACGCCCTTGTCGTAGGCTGCGACCATCAGTTCTGCTCCTGCCCATCGTCGGCGGACGAGTCCGCGTAGCTCTGGAAATCCGCCGGCGGGACCTCGCCCTCGCCCTTGCCGTCGTCGGTGTCGGTCTTCATCCCGGCCAGCGGGACGTCGACGTCGTCGCGATCACCGGGGAC